CAGGACAGTTGACTACAGCACAGACGTAGACATTGAGCGGCACTGTCCGTACAGTGATTTGGACTACTACAAAAAGCTATGGAGGCAGTTCGAGAATGGCAAAGGCATTAGGGGGTGGGTGTAGGTACCGTCGGTTTGAGGAATGGCGAAGGTGGATATGTATAATAGCTCCTCCCCCAAAAAATTTACATATTTTTACGGGGCGTAATAGTTAAGATAGGTAAGGATTGATTATGCCGATTGATGTAAAGGCGCATTTGGATCCGATTCCTGAGGACATAGGCAAGGAGCCTTACAAGGAGTTTGGGGACGATGTATGTCGGATGGAGCAGGGAGCGAGGAAGGGTGGTAGTGGCAGAAAGCCGACCAAGTTTGATTATAGTTTTGTGAAGGTAGCGGCGAATTTAGTAGCTGCTGGTTTTACATACGAGGACATTGGTTTTGTTTTGGGTGTTGGGAAGGCGACGATAGACAATTGGCGGGTATATTATCCTCAGTTTGGCGCTGCTTTGGCTGCCGGCAAGAAGGTTGCCGTCCAGCATTTGGTTGCTCAGGGTTTGAAGTCTGCGATTGGCTACGACCACGATTTGGAGTTCAAGTATTACGATGCCAAGGGCAATTTGAAGAGGCGTACTGTTCAGACGAAGCATGAGCCGGTGAACGACCGTTTACTGATATTTATGTTATGCAATTTGGACAGGAACTGGAAGAGCGTTCACAAGGTTGAGGTTGAGGGCAGGAGTTTCGTTATGAATTTAACGGGCAAGTTGGAGAAGGACGCCATTGCCGCTTTTGCTGGCAAGTTAGGTGAAAGATATGGTTCGAAGCAGCTCGAGGGGGAAGTGAAGGTCAATGAAGAAGCGGTTTGACACAACCGAGGGTTTTCGGCTCTCTATTCCGTCTGACGTTGTCGGCAACGTTGAGTTTCGCAAGAACTTACACGGCTGGCTCGTTAAGGACGAGGGTGCTCAGAAGGTTTATCTGGAGATGTGCCTTGCCGACCCGAAGATTATGTTCAATAGTGCCTTCTGGACGTTCAATCCGAGGAACGCTCCTGGCTGCCGCAACATGCCTTTTATACTCCGTCACAAGCAGGAGTTGGCTGTTGACAGGCTCGTTTGTGCCGTCAACGGAGGGCATAATCTTTTGTTCGATAAGAGTCGTGACGAGGGAGCTACTGAAATCCTTTGCAAGACATTTGCGTTTTACTGGCTATTGGTACCTGAGAGCATCTTTCTTATCGGTTCGAGAAAGGAAGAGCTTGTGGACAAGGGGGTTGAGATTCACAATGGCCATTTGACCGGCAGTCATCAATGCCTGTTCCACAAGATTTTATATGCAATTCATCATTTACCGTTCTGGCTGCAGCCGAAGGGTTTCGATAAGACCCATCTCCATTACCAGAATTTGAGTAACGATTCGATTATAGACGGTGAGTCTACGAACGAGAGTTTCGGTGCCGCCCACAGGTGTACCGCCGTTGGCGTTGACGAGGTCGCTCGAATCGAGCCGTCTGTCGCCCAGTCTATTATCGAGAATATATCTGACGTTACCGAATGCTGTATCTTTAATTCTACTCAATGGAACTGGGGCGAGGGTCATCCTTACGCAAAGCTCTTGAAGAGCAACAAAATCGAGGTCATAACGCTCGGCTACGAGGACAATCCCGAAAAGAACCAGGGTCTCTACAGGTCGCCCGAATTAGACGTTATCGAAATCAAGGACATTGGCTATTACCGAAAGAAGTATCCGGACTATTTTAATAACATAGAAGCGTTCCAACCATTCAAGCTGAGTGAGTTCGAGAAAGAGCTTCTTACTGAGCCGAAAGCTCACGATTTGACTTTTGTGGGTGACGGCGGGGAAGGAAACTTCAACTGCTGGCGAAGCGTTTGGTTCGACAAACAGGAGAAGGAAAGAGCGAGTAAGCGTGACATTGCCCAGAACATTCTCCGTATCCCTTACGGGTCGGGCGATATGTTCTTCGACCCTTCGGTTCTGAAGAGGCTCGAAACTTACACGGTCAGACCGCCCGATTTTAAGGGTGATATAAAACATAAGGTTATTAAGGGCAAGGTAACTAATGTGAGTTTCCGCCAGCAGTCGAAGGGCCATTTCGAATGGTGGGGCAAATTGGTTAGGGGCAGGCCTGTCCAGGGTCATAACTATATTGTCGCCTGCGATATAGCCAGGGGCACGGGTGCGAGCAATTCGGTCGCTAAAGTTATCGATGTAAACACCCACGAGGAATGCGGAATTTACGTTTCGCCGTTCATTGCCGTTTATGATTTTGCGGAGTTGGCGGTTGCGCTCTGCAACTGGGTTGGTGGTACGTCGAAGAGAGCGTATCTTATCTGGGACGCCACCGGCCCGGGCGACACCTTCGATAAACGTATCCGTGATTTGGGGTATAGTTTTGTTTATAGCAAGACGGACGAGCGTGCGAAGTCTCGAAAGAGGACTAATAAGCGTGGTTTTTATTGTATGGGCGGGGTAAGCGGTGCGAAGAATGATATGCTGATGCAGTTAGATGCTGCTTTGGTCGAAGGTCTGAAAAAAGAGAGACGTTACAAATCGCTGATTGTCCACGACAAACAGACGGTCAATGAACTGAAAAGTTATATTTTTTACGAGGGCAGGGCGGGCGATGTGGGTCTGTCGGAAGCGTCAATAGAGACGAGCGGTGCGAAATACGCTCACGGAGACCGTGTTATAGCTTCCGGCCTTGCCGTTGTGGCAATGACCGAGCAGCCGAAGGCAGCGGTCAAGGAAGAAAGAAAGGTCAGGCGGAACACGCTCGGTGCAAGAATCCAGACGAGAAAGACCGAAAAGAGCAAAGCAATAGAGAATAGAAGGTTCTTATGGTAATTAAGACAGCGAAAACTTCTTTTCCTTCACGGCTCCACAGAGCGATACAGGTCTGGCAGAAAATGAATGAGCCGATGCTGGAGCACAGAAAGAAGATGCTCCAGTATTACGCATCCGGTTATTACGCGAAGGGCGAGCAGAAAAGCCATCCGATAAATCTTACCGACCGTGGCATTGGTATTGTCGTTCCTTACCTTGTAATGGGTAACCCTGCGGTTCTTGTGAATACAAAAATTGCTTCCTTACAGCCCTGGGCTTATACGACCCAGCTTGCCTTAATGCACCTTTTAGACGAAATTGACTTTGCAACGTCGTCGCTTCGTCCTGCGGTGCGGAACTCGATGTACGGCGCTGGTATTACCAAGACCGGTATTATGCACGCTGAAGAAGTTGAGTACGCCGGATACCTGCACGATTTAGGCCAGCCGTACTGCGATATTATAGATGACAGCGATTACGTCGGCGACCCCACAGCCAGGAGTAGGGAGGATTTCGAGTTTGAGGGCAACTTCTATCTTATGCCCACCGATTATGCGAAAGAGTTTTTCGGGCCGAAGTATGCAGACGATATAAGCGTGGATTACAAACTGTACGGAGACGCCGCACCCCAAACGCTCGCCGGCGACGTTAGCAGTTCGGATTTCCATACCGTTAAGAAATGGTCGAGATTTTGTGATTTATGGCTTCCGAAAGAGGATGTAATTATAACTATTACTCCGCCCGATAAGAACGCCAGGATACTGCGTACTGTCGAGTGGGACGGCCCCGAAGGCGGGCCTTACGATGTTCTCGGATACAAGTATTTCCCTAATAGTCCCGTCCCAATCCCGCCGGTGTGGGGTTGGCTCGATATGGATACTATGATGAACGTTATGGTACTCAAGGCAAGGCATCAAGCCGAAAGAGAAAAAATCGTTCTGGCTTACGAAGCCTCCGCTGCCGACGACGCCGAGAGGATTTCCAGTACACCCGACGGCGGGACGGTGAAAGTCGAGAATATCGATAGAATAAAAGAGGTGAAATATGGTGGTGTGAATCCTGATATTTACAGTTGGGTTCAGTATGTCGAAGCGCAATTTTCACGGCAATACGGGAACCTTTACGTAACCGGCGGCAGGGAAACTCAGGCGGGCACTTTAGGCCAGGAGCAGATGCTCCAGGCAAACGCTACGAGAATCCTTGAAGATATGGCTATTGCCGTCCACAATCACGCAAAGAGTGTATTCAGGAAGATGGCGTGGTTCTTCTGGACAGACCCGCTAATTCGATTACCGGTTATTAAGAGAGTGCCTGGAACTGCTGGTCTCGACGTAATCTTCTCTCAGCAGGCGAAGGAAGGTGATTTCTGGGATTTTAATTTCGATATTGAGCCGTATAGTATGCAGCGACTGTCGCCGGAGATAAGATATCAAAGGTTCTTAACGCTCTTGAATCAGTGGCTATTACCTTCATCGCAGTTAGCTGCCGCACAGGGCAA